AGACCGGCGTTTGGGTGCAAGCCAACCAATCCTATGCTGTGCTCAATTCTGGCTCTGGTACTATTAATATAACAGGTGATTCGTACGGATCTATTTCCACAGCTGTTTACAATAATAGTAGCGGAACCATAAACATGACCGGAAATTGTTACGTATCTACAACACCCTTAGATGAAGGTAACGTAAATACCAATTCCAACGCAGCTACAAATGCTGGTATAGGTACCATAAACATCACAGGTAATGTTTATGGATCTGACATTACCACCCATACAAATTCTATAACAGTTAACAACAACTCCACAGGAACTATTAATGTTATTGGTATTTGTTATGCTGGACTAACCTGTTCTGCTGCTAGGAATTCTTCATCGGGTATTTTAGATGTTAAAAGAGCAGTAGGGAACACTTATGGTAACCCTTCTACAAATGGTCAAGTTTTAGCATCATATGGTGTACATTCAAACGTAGCGACTAGTGTGACCTATGTCGAAGAAATACAATTCGGTTCTAAAGGAAACACACCCATAAATGGAATCATTTACCCAAAACTTAACACCGGCTTAAAAGTTATATTTAGAAATCAAGGCAATGCTACAGAAACAACTTTAGTAGATCCTTTATCTTCTTCTGATTATCCTGGCATTTCGAATGTTCGATATGGTGTTTCTTATGCTTATGGGAATCTTGTAGGGTCTTGTTATGTGCCTTCAGCTAGTAGTGTTGCTTATAGTGTCCCTGTAGATAATACAACAGGACAAGCCATTTTAAGTATTGACAATCTTTTAAACTTTAATGTTCAAGAAATAGGATCCAATTCTATCTGGAAGAGATTAAAAAATTGTTCTACAGTAGCTAGTGTAGGTACTCAATTAACAGAACTAAACTAATCCATAAATAACTATATAACATGAGTGTTTTTCCTACAACGTTACCTCTCTTGTCTGCTGGATCTACCCAATTACAAAACAAAACTTCTAGTTACGTAGATTTGGCTCGTAGAACTAGGGTTTTGATGGGTGAACCTTTAGTTAACGTAGAAATATCCGATGAGCAAATTTATTTGAATATTGATTTGGCTATCGAATATTTTACTAAGTATGCTGGCTATACGGAAGAGTATTTGCTTTTCGATTCTCGGAATTATATTAGCGGAAGAGGAATGAGAGTGGATACTATGATCAATCAAACAGAAGAAATGTATACAACAGATGTAGACGGCTTATCTGGAGGATATGATTATGATATGGAAAATTATCGTAAGGTAATAGATTGCTTTTCTTTTGATTACGGCGAAACAACTGGTATTAATACTTTATTCACTTTGGAAACGGCTATGGCAAATCAAATTTATTCCTCCTATATGGTAGGTAATTTTGGCTTTGATTTAGTAACCTGGGAAGTTCTTAAAGGATTTATTGATACAAGAAAAAAGGTTTTAGCACAAACTCCTCATTTTAGATTTGATGCCAGAACACAAATATTAAAAATTATACCAGAACCTTTTCCAGAATTTTCTTATTTGGGTATAGTAGGATGTTATATTGAAAGACCCATTAAAGATTTAGTTAAAGAGAGATGGATTCAAAGATACACTCTCGCTTTGTCTAAAATTACCGTGGCTACAGTTCGAGGAAAATATCCTGCTACCAATCTTTTCGGTGGAGGTACTGTAAACTATCAAGACTTTTTGTCTCAAGGGATCGCTGAAAGAGACACATTAGAAGCAGAATTAAAACAAGGACACGAAGATGCTAACGTTCCCATGTTCTTTTTGGGTTGATTTTTGTTAAATACTTTTATGAATTTTGTTGATACTGTTTTAGAAATTTTAGAAGAGGCTACTGATAAAGATAAAATGCCCGCTAATAAACCTCGTCGTATTCGCAAAGGAGAACCTGGTTACGGAAAAAAGAAATTTGTAGTTAAGGCTAAAGAAGGAAATAAAGAAAAAATTATACGTTTCGGTGACGCTAATATGAAGATTAAAAAGAATATTCCTGCTAGAAGGAAATCATTCCGATCACGTCATAAATGTGATCAAAAGAAGTCTAAGTTAAGTGCTGGTCACTGGAGCTGTAAGGCTTGGTAATGTTTCGTAAAAGAACAACTAAATTCAAGCAAGGAATTTTTGTTCCTAATCATCCAGAAAAATATAAAGGGTCTACACCAATTATATATCGCTCATCGTATGAAGCTCGCTTTGCTCGTTGGTGCGATAACAACCCAGCAGTAATTTCTTGGGGGTCTGAAACTATTATTATTCCTTATCAAAATCCTATGACAGGAAGAGTTCATAGATATTTTGTAGATTTCAATTTTACTTTAAAAATTAAAGATGGGTCTTTCAAAAAATATCTTGTCGAAATCAAACCATATAATCAAACTATTCCCCCAAAACCCGGAAGAAATACGAAAGCTCTTTTAAGAAGACAAGCTGAGTATGTTAAAAACCAATGTAAATGGAAGAGTGCTCAAGAATGGTGTAAGAAAAAATCTTACGAGTTCTGTGTCTTGACGGAAAAGCATCTCTTTCAAAAATAAATTATTTCTTTAACAAAAATGGAATTTGTTACTGTCTGAGATAAATAATAATACAACCATGGGACTAAAATTCTTAGTAGAAGACATCCACGAAGGCCTTGACTTTTTAGTCGAGGAGAAAAATAGACTCGGTGAACAAAAGCTTTATATCACTGGCCCTTTCTTAATGGCTGAACAAAAAAATCAAAATGGTAGAATCTATCGTTTAGATGAAATGGTTCGCGAGGTAGAAAGATATTCTGATGACATGATCAAAAGTCGTCGAGCTATTGGAGAAATGAATCACCCTCAATCTACAGAAGTCAATCCTGTCAATGCTTGTCACTTAGTTACCGAATTAAAACAAAGCGGAAATTACTTCATGGGTAAGTCACAAGTTTTGAATACTCCAATGGGACTTCTTTTAAAGTCTTTAATTCAAGACAATGTTAAGATGGGTATCTCTTCTAGAGCTTTAGGTAATATCACTGAATCTGGTGGAGCTAAGAACGTTTCCAATTTCCATTTAATTTGTTTAGATGTAGTTCATCAACCTTCCGTTCAAAATGCTATGTTAGAGTCCATCATGGAATCCAAAGAGTGGATGGTCCGTCCTGATGGTTCTATTGTAGAGTGTGCTGCTAGAGCTTACAAACAATTAGAAGAAACCATAAGGACCTATCCAAAACATGGCACAGACAATTTTCTCAAAGAAGCTTTATTGAGCTTTATTAATACTCTCAAAACAGGTAAATAATTTTATGGATCTAAAAAAAATAACTAACGCCAGTACCACTGAACTAAAAAAAATGTGGAAGAAGCACAAAGATGATGAAGGCATCAGTCCTGTTTTTGGTCAACAATTAAAAAGAATAGCACAAGAACTCAAAAAGAGAGGAGAGAAGTTGAATGAAGAAAAAGATACAACTTCTCTCATGAACGAAGAAGTTAAAAAGACCGTTCAACAGTTTATTGGTGACATCGCTAATAAAGACTATTCAAATGCACAAAACAGTTTAGAACAAGTTGTAGCAGAAAAAATTAAAAACAAAGTTCGAAACAGCATTAATAATCAGGAAAAGTAACACCAATTTAGATAAATAAAATTATAACTATGGATTTCAAAACAATTCTTAAAGAACAATTCAAGGATCTCATCACTGAAGAAACTCTTACTAGTGTTCATGAAGCTTTTGAAAAAGCTGTCGATGAAAAAGCCGAACAAAAAGCTCAACTTCAAACCGAAGCCGCTCTTCTTAAAATCGACGAAGATCACACTGCAAAATTAGAACAACTCGTCGAAGCTATTGATGCAGATCACTCAACCAAGTTACAAAAACTTGTTGAAGCTATTGATTTCGATCACGCTCAAAAGATGACTAAGGTTCTTGAGAAGATTGATGAAGATCACACACAAAAACTTCAATCCGTAGTTGAAAAGTATGAAACCGCTCTTCAAGAAGAAGCTAAGTCTTTCCAAGAAAGAATCGTAGAAGAAGTTTCTAACTACATGGATCTTTATTTAGAAAAAGTAGTTCCAACTAAACAAATCAACGAAGCCGTTGAAAACATTCAGGCGCAAAGCATGTTAAAGCAAATTCGCCAGATTGTTGGAATTAACGAAGAATTTATCAACACAGAGATCAAGGAAGCTCTGGTTGATGGAAAAAAAACAATTGATTCCTTAAAGAAGGAATTAAACGAAGCATTAGAAGCTAACACTGAGTTGAACCATAAGTTCAATCAAGTTCAGTCAGCTCTATTACTTGAACAAAAAACCAAAGACATGCCCGAAGCTACAAAAAACTATGTTAATAAGCTTCTTAAAGGCAAGTCTCCAAGCTACATTTTAGAAAATTACCAATATGTAGTTGAGATGTTCGACAAGGAAATCTCCGAGCAAGAAGACGTTGCCAGAGAAAAGGTTCAAAAGCGGATAGTTGAGGCCGTTGACGTTCCTAAATCTGAAAACCTTCTTGAGGAAGAGATTTCTGTAGCACCTGCTAAAGTAGAAACAGGTGTTAGCGGATATCTGAATGAGATGAAAAAATTAGATGGTTCTAAATTAAACCTTAGACATTAATTGATTCATACTCGCGTTTCTTTATAACAAAGGAGAAAAAAACTATGGAACTTCTGCACATCGATAAATCAAAGGCCGAAGCACTTGTTGAAAAGTGGGCTCCAGTATTGGATTTCACATCTAACAAGATCGCTCCTATCTCTGATGAAAGAGTTCGCTTAAACACCGCTATGGTTCTTGAGAACCAAGAAAAGTGGTGCTTTGAGGCTTCAAACCAAGCAGGTGGAACCGGATCAGTATTTGGCACTGTTAACGCAGGTCAATATGGTGGCGCTGTACCAAACAGCGATACCTATGCTACTGGTGACGCCCGTCTGCCTAAGGTTCTCATCCCGATGCTTCGCCGTACTTTCCCTGAGTTGATCACTAACGAAATCGTTGGCGTTCAGCCCATGACTGGTCCAGTTGGTCTCGCTTTCGCTATGCGCTACAAGTACGAAGGTACATCCCTCGGCTACAGCGCCAATGGTGACGGTTCTAACCCATCAGGCCCAATCAGTGGAAACACAGCGACATCACAAGGTAAGGAAATCGGGTACAACTACTTAAACACCGCTTTCACCGGTACATCCAGTGCTAAGCTTTCAGGAAATGGCGATTTCGCTATCCTCCCTGAAGATGCAGGTGTTGCTGCCCTTCTTTCCCAATTTGAGTTGTCCTCTAAGATCCCACAGCTAACTGTTGCATTTGAGAAGACCGCAGTTGAAGCCGGCACACGCCGTCTCGCTGCTAAATGGTCCGTTGAACTCGAGCAAGATCTGAGAAACATGAACGGAATTGACATTGATAACGAACTTACCAATGCCATGTCTTATGAGATCCAGGCTGAAATCGACCGCGAAATGATCGCGCGTATGATCCAAACCTGCCTCAACGCCGGTAAAGGCAAAGGCTATTCCACATGGTCCGCAATCT